TCCCTAACCTTGAGAGCATCAAAAAGTTATAGACTATCCAATCACTTACATGAAGGATGAAGTTATAGCAATATTAAAAAGTTTTAAAAATTCAAACAGATAACAAAATGGAAAGTCACTGTATTATATTTAGTCCTGAACAAAAGAGACTTTGTTCTATAGCAATTACAGAATTACAAGGAGCTCAAATGTGGGCAGTAAAAGCAGCCACTTGGAAAGATTAGTTTTAAGGGGAAGCAATTCCCCTATTTTTTTATTTAAACTTAAACAAAATGAAATTTAGACAGAAATTATTAGAAATAGAAGCAATCCAAAACACAGGTGATAATCTGAAAGAGATTGAAAAGTTTATTATAGATGGTCTTGAGAACAAAGACGAAGATTTAGACCTTCATTATGACGAAGATAAGAACATTCTAACTCATGGTGATGAACTAATGATTCCTTTCAATGATTGGATATCTTGTGAAGATGGAGAATATGGCACCTACACTACAGATGGACTTAATTATTTGTACGAACCTATTAAATAATAATGAATGATTTGGAGATCAAAAGAAATGATAGATGAAGAGTTTGTAGTAGAGTTAAGTCAAAAGATTAATGAACTACAAGAAGATGAAAAACTTTATTGGTATTTTAATTCTTATGGTGGAGAAACTCATGTAGGATTTGAAGTAGTTGACATCATAAATAAGAACAAAGATAGGATAGAGTTAATAGCTAGTGATAATATTTTCTCTACAGCCTTTTTAATCTTCTTTAAAGCTCAATGTGAACGTAAGATTTTACCGCTTACATTTGGGATGATGCACTGTGCTTCTACTTCTTTTGAAGCTAAACATGAAGGAAAGATTGCAATTTTTGAAAAAGAAAGAAGAACTAAGTTTTTAGCAGTAAATGAATTTTTACTTAATTGGTGTAGAGACTTAGGGTTTACTGAAAGTGAATTAAAGAAATTCAAAAGAGCTGAAGATATCCATTTTGATACTAAAGCTTTACATAATTTATTAGAAAAATCAAAAGAACTAAATGCTAACCTCATCAATTCTTAATGAAGAAGGTCTATTGAAGCCTGAAGCTTTACACATTCCTATTATCAGAGACACTATAGAAAATGTAGATGATGGAGAAAGAGTTGTTATAGCAGTACATATGTTACTATATCCTTATTCTCCTTTCTCTACTATTCATCAAAATAAAATAGAAGATGAAGTAAAAGAATCCTTTCCAGAATATGAAGAGGCTTTACAAAATGCTGCATCACTCTATTACATAGAACAAGTAAAAGAAAAGCTAAGTAAGTTTTATTCTACTCCTTCTAAAAGGTTTAGAGATTCTTTAGCTAGACAACTAGATATTATATCTGACTATGGTGAAACCTTAATGAAGATTACTGACGGTAAAGATGGTAACTTACCTCAAATACGCCAGTTAATTAAGGAAGGACCTGTACTACTAGAATCATTTAGGCAAACAGATAATATTTACCAAGAAGAATTAAAATCACATAGAGGTATGTCAGAATCATGGGATGATAAGCTTGATTATGGCTCTATGGATTAAATTAATTACTTTTTTGAAACTTTGCAGAAAAATACGGTGTTATTAAGTTAATTCCGTATTTTTAATTTTAACAAATATGACAATAGATTTTAAAAACAAAATTATAGAAATAGATTCAGATGAAAGTTTAGAATCTGTAATGGACATTCTAGATAGACTAGAGTATGAAGATATTAAAGACTTTAAAATAAGACCTAGAGTTGTAGAGAAGTCAGAAGCTTATAAAGTTATAGAAGAGAAGTTAACAAAAGGTTTTCCTAAACCTACTACGTTTATTCCTTGTACTCCAACTTACTTTCCTCCAATAACATTAGGAGATCCATATAAAGTAACTCATACAATTACAGGATTGGAGCCACTAATAATATGTAAAACAAATAAAGTATAAATGACCTCTGAAGAATTAATCAAAGAACTAGAATCACATTACATTGGGTATGTCTGTGTAATCAAAACTGAAAATGAAATCAAAGAGATAAACTCTCTAAAGATTAAAACAGTAGAATACATAGATAATTTAGGCAATCTTAAAAAAGATAAAGTAATCATCCTTGAAGAAGATAAGAGAATATAATTCACAAACAGATACATGGAGTGTAAGAGAGTTCCCTACTTCAATAGATTATGCTAAGTTTATATCATCACAATTTAAGTTACCTGGGGAGTATAATCTTAAGAATACTGATGTGTGGTGTAAGGTTAGAAATCACTATTTAAGGACAGGTCATTATTGTGATGAAGTAATCAACTCTAAGAAGTTCTATGCTTTTTGGACTGAAGAAGCTATTAAGTGTATTAAGGGAGTTATTATAGACGGTATCTTTATTCCAGGCTACTACTATTTCTATTTGAACTATTGTCCTATTGTGGACATGATTAAGAAAAAATCAGAATTTGTAGAAGTTTGGGATTCAGATTTACACTTTTTCCTCTATGTAGAAATGTGTCTAATAAAAGGTAAACATGCTTTAGTTAATAAGAAAAGACGTTGGGGATTATCTTATAAAGTAACTTCTATGGCTGTTAGAGATGCTTATCTCTTAAACAATCAAACAATCAAGATTATTACTAAACAAGAACCTCCTTTAAAAGGTACATGGGAATTTATAGATGGTTATAAATCTTTTCTAAATGAACATACTGGTTGGTCCAGATCATTTGCTTCAGATAAATTCAAGTTATTAGATTTTAGACTTAAGATTAAGATTGGTAACAAACAAGTAGAAAGAGGTAGAAAAAATGTTATTAAGGGAATTGTTACAGCTAACTCACCAAGTGGAGGAGTTGGAGGGCAATGTCATCCAAAAGGAACTAGAATATTAACTATAGAAGGATTTAAGAATGTAGAAGATATTACCTTAACAGACTTAGTAATTGGAAAAGATGGTAAACCTAAGAAGATAAAACAACTCTTTACAGGAGTAGGAAATATATATAAAGTTTCATTTGAAAAGTTTGAAGATTTGTATGTAACTGAAAACCATAGATTACATTTACAATACATTAGGTCTCTTGAAGAGTTTAATTTTCCAACTGAAACTTTATTTAAGAATAAAAGACTATTTGAGTTTTTTCAATCTTTGAGAAATACTAATGTTGAACATCCTTATGCAGACAAAATTTCTAAAATAAAAAATATTGAGTTAGTAGGTCCAGATAATTTTTATGGGTTTGAGTGTGAAGATCACTTGTACACAGTAAATGATTATCAAATAACACATAATAGCTCACTTATATTCATGGAGGAAGCAGGTATTAACTCTACTTTAGATAAAACTTTTGAGTTTATCAAGCCTACTTTACAGATTGGTGGATTAACTACAGGTTTAATTATAGTAGCTGGTTCAGTAGGAGAGTTAAAAGAATGTGAACCTTTACGTAAATTTACTTATAGTCCAGATGAAAATGACTTCTTAGGGGTTCCTGATTTAGTAAATCCTGAAAAATCTGTATCTTTATTTATTCCTGTATTCTGGAATTATGTACATGAGATAAAAGATGCTGAAGATAACGTGATAGGATATGAAAGATGCTATGATGATAACGGAAACTCTAATGTAGTTAGAGCAAAAGAATTAATCTTAGAAACAGGATTGCTCCAAGCTAGGAAAGATCCAGCTTCTTACGCCTTATTTAAATCACAATATCCTGAAACTCTAGAAGACCTTTATGGAGCTCGTGAAACCAATATCTTTCCTATTGCTATTCTTAGTAAACAATCATTTGCTTTAGATGAATACAGACCTATTACAATAGATATAATAGAAAATTCAGAAGGTAAGTTAACTCACTCACTAATAAGTAAACCTATAGTAACTGACTTTCCTTTAAAGAATCAATCTTATAGAGAAGGAGCTATATGTATGTTAGAACCTCCAATAGAAAATCCTCCTCCTTATTTATACTTTGCTGGAGTGGACCCTGTTAAATCTTTACAAGGTATAGGGGAATCTTTAATGTCTGTACACATCTTCCAAAACTTCTATGTAGAAAACAATGAATTAAAAGGTGGTAAATTAGTAGCATGGTACACAGGTAGAAATGAAGATACTCATGTTACTTTTCGTAAAGTAAGAGATCTTCTAAATTATTATAATGCTGCTGCGGTAGTAGAATCTGACCAATCTTCCTTTATTGACTGGATGATAGCAGATAAACAGAACTATAGACATAGATTACTCAAGAGAAGTCAGGTTCCTATCCTTAAAGACTTAGTACCTAATTCAGCGATTGGTGATGAGTATGGTGTTCGTATGAATACTGGAGGTACTTCATCAAGAGTAAAAGATTATATGCACACTAAGATTATAGACTATGTTTCTGATGTCTTAAGTGAAAGAATTCTAGATGATGGAACTAAAATACCAGTATATGGTGTTGAAAGGATTAAAGATCAAATGTTGATTAAAGAAATGTTAAACTACAACAATAAAGGTAACTACGATAGAATAGTTTCTTTTGGTTTAGCATTACTTACAGCTGCTGTATATGAGTCAAGACAAGTGATACATAAGAAGAGTTCATTTTCTGAACCTGCTCCTATGGTCCATAGTAATCAAGTACAGCTACCTATATTCAACTCATCTAATTACAAGATAAATGTATTAACCACAAAATATAACAAATTCCGATAATATGCCAGCTGTAGATACTAGTAAATTAAATCCATTATATCAAGCCACTACAGGAATCCTAAAGATATTAGATTCTGAAAATGATGAACTAGAATTAAAAAAACTAATTCGTCATTATGAACAGATTGGCAAAAGTCAAATAGCTGAAAACAGAAATAGATTTATTCAGTTACAGAACTTAGCTAATGGAGTCTTAAATAAAGAAATCTTTTTTCAAGAGGAAATCATCAATGACCTCCAGATGAAAGATCCTTCTATAAAGTTTGATGAGGAAAAACTAAACCTTAAATCTTTTCCTATTGTATCTAATGTAGTCAATAGGATTATAGGAGAACTAGACAAAAAATATTTAGACTTTGATTTAATTGCAGTTAATCCAGAAGCCATTAATGAGATAACAGAAAGAAAGGAAAGTGAACTAAAGTCAGAAATGTTCTCTTCTTTAAATTCCCTTTTCTCTGATTCTAAAATGCCTTCTGAATACATTACTCAAAAGATAGACAAAAAGATAAATGATTTTAGGTCCTTTAGATTAGAGATAGAAGAATGGGGAAATGCTGTAATGCAGATAGAAGATGAGAAGTTTAACTTTAAACAGTTACAAAGAGAAATCTTTAAAGAACTCTTATCTACTAATCATCCTTATGTCCATGTAGAATTAAATGGTTTAGATTACTATCCAGAACTATTAGACCCTAAGAATTGTTTTAGCCTTAAATCCCCTAACACTAAGGATGCTTCTGAATATACTATGTTTGGTTGGTTTTCTTACGAGGACTTTTCTACTATTCTTAACAAGTATCAATTTACAGAAGAACAAAAGAAAGTATTAGAAACATGGGCTCAACGTTATTACTCTGCATTTGCTATTAATGGTCAAGGAGAGTGGGAAGGTAAACATAATGCTGAATTAGAATCCTTGCAGAATATGGTAAGGATGAGAGAACTAAGTAATGAGTATTATGGTTATGATCAAGTTAACAGACATCAGAAGTTAATTAGGGTTACTAAAATGTATTTTCTAGTACCTAAAAAGATTGGTGTTCTTTACACAATGAATAATGGAGATTTAGTTGTTACAGAAGTAGATGATAAGTTTGTAATGACTAGAAAACCCAAGTATAAGTATAAAGATAAAACTAAAGAAAACTTAATTGATGGGGAACATGTAGAATGGACATTTATTAATGAGTTATGGAAATGTATTAAACTAGACAACTCTTACTCTTCTCCTATAAATAACTATAACGAAAGAAATAGTATTTATTTAATGTTAGAGAAGAATCCTATTCAACATAAATCCAAATCCTTAAAATATGGAATTAGGATTCCTGTACATGGTGGTCCAGATAAAAACATTTCTTTAGTAGAGAAAGGTGAATCCTGGCAATATTTCTATGATTATGTATGGAATAGAAATGAACAAATATTAAGTACAGAAATAGGTAAGTTCCTTATCCTTAATCAGAATATGATTCCTCAACAATCCTTTGATGGTTCATGGGGAGAAAATAATTTATTAAAAGCTTTTGTGGTTGCTAAAGACTTATCTTTAATGCCTGTTGACAGAAGTCTAATCAATGGAGGAAACTTCCAAGATGGATTTGGTCAAATGGTAGACTTAAGTAAAACTACAGATATTTTAGAAAAGACCAAATTAGCATTAGAAATAAAAAGAGAGTGTTATGAAGCTATGGGTATTAATCCTCAATTTATGAGTGACATAAGTCCATATCAATCTGCACAATCTTTAGCTCAAGGACAACAAACTACTATTACTCAACTTCATTATTTATTTGCTAGACATTCTGATATTATTCGTAATGTTAGAGAAACCATGTTAGAGATTGCTCAATACTTAACTAAGAAAGGACAATACAGAGAACTAACTTATATTAGTAATGAGAAACAAAGGATTATCTTTAGATTAAATGATTCTCCTACTATGTTATGGGACTTAGGTCTTTATGTTAAAAGCGATATCCAAGACTCTATTACTGTAGAGACAATCAAACAATTAGTATTAGCTGATAACACTATGGGAGCTAATGCTCTAGAAAAAGCTATGGTACTAGAATCAGAATCTAAATCAGAGTTAATTAAGAAGTTAGAGAAGTCTGAAGAAAAGAAGCAAAAAGAAATACAAGCACAAAGAGAACATGAAGCTCAAATGCAACAACAAAAGATTCAAGCTGAACAAGATGCTATAGAAAGAAAGATACAGAATGATAATGACCAAGCAGAGAAAGAAAGAGAAAAGGATATCTTAGTTACTCAAATAGATGCTTTAAAGTTTGCTGAAGGTAATGTATCAGATATTAGAGAAGCTATACTTAATCTACAAGAGGCTAATTTAAAACAAAGAGAACTATACTCTAATGTATTGTCTAAGACTAGAGAACTAGATATTAAGGAAAAACTAGCTGATAAACAATCAGAGAATCAAGCTAATCAAATTAATCTTAATCATCAACTAGAATTAAGAAGAATTCAGATAGCTGAAAAAGAAGCAGCTTTAAGAGAAAAGGAGTTAGTAATCAAAGATAAAGCTGCTAAAAATAAGAATAAACCTAAGTAATACAAATAAATAAAAAATTAACTATCTAAATCAGATAATAAAAATTTATTAACAAAATATTTAAACTGTTACGTAAAAAAATAAGTTATGGGAAGTACGTTTAATATACCAGATATTGGTAAACCGTTAGAAATTAACACAGGTCTAGAAAAAGATTTAGACAAAAAAGTTGAAATTGAGGAAGAAGAAGGTTCTTTAAGTATGGGAGGTGAATTTGCTAAAGCAGATGCTAATGACCCAGCACTAAAGATGATGGAAAACTTCTTACAGGATGTTCCTAAAGAAGATGTACCTCTTGAAGTAGAGGATCCTAGTAGTTCAGTAGATTATGTAGCTCAATTAAATGAGTACTTAGAAGATGAACTAATTGATTTAAGTGAAGATGACATCAAAGAAGAACTAGAGTCTGAAACTTTTGGGTTTAAAGAGTTCATGTCTTCAGTTAGAAAAGGATTAGAGAAAAAGAAACTTAAAGAACATACTGAAAAGGAGAATGCTATTGTAGAAGCTTTTAAAAAGGAATTAGGAGGTCTTTCAGAAATAACCAGAAAAGGTATAGAGTTTGAAAGATATAATCAAGATGATAATTCTGTAGCAGACTTCTATAAAACTTTGGTCTATAAGTCAGACATCACTAACTTGAATCCTGAATCAGAGAAAGATGCTGAAAAGATTCTAAAAGAATGGAATAAAATCCAAGGATTAAGTGCAGATGAATCTGATGAACTTATTTCAGACCTTAAAGAAAGCAACAAGTTAACTAGACAAGCTACAATCCTTAAACCTAAGTTAGATACTAAAGCTGCTGAAATCAGTAAATCTAAATTAGAAGAACAAAGAATCATTGAAGAGCAACAAGAACAACTTAAAAGTAAGTTAGAAGAAAAAGTAATTGGAATTCTAAATACAGGTAAAGTAGGTTCTATTCCAGTTGATAAACAATTAGCTACATGGCTCTACAGAAGTGTGATTCAAGATGAGATTCCAGTAGTTATAAAAGGAAAGACAGTAAACTTAACAGGTGCAGAAGCTTTAATAATGTATCACAAGTATGATGAGAAAGGTTCAGTAGAAAGATTGATGGAATCTTTGATTCTTTTAACAGATCCTGAAAAATTCAATAGTACATATGCTAAAGAAGTTAAGTTAAAAGAAACTGAAAAATATGTACAAGATCATAAGATATCTGCACAAAGAAAAGTAGGTAGAGAAGTTTCTCCAGAATCTAAAAATAGATTAGGGTTAAAGTTAAGAGATTAAACAATAACAATAATAATAAATAACAAATAATTAAAATTAATTAAATGTCGCAAACAAATACAATTACACCATTAAGTTTAAACGGTGGTGTATTTTTAGCCAGCACACAATTCAATGAGCAAATGCACTTAGATGTTGCTCACGTACTTAATCAAAATAAATATCAATCTGCACATAAGTTAGGAGTTATTACTCCATTTATTGCTAATGGTTATTTGGATAACTTAAGTATGTTTAATGATTTTTCTGCTCAAAGAATTGAAGTAGATAGTCCTACTGGTTTGTATGAATGGGAATCTCCTGAAGCAATGGAAGAAACTTACATTGTTGAGGATTTATCTGGTTCTGATACAGCTGGTATAGATGGTCAAAATTTTAAGTTGAGATTAAATCGTAGAGCATTTGGTAACACTTCAACTGTCAAATTTAGTCAATATGATGATTTTGATTTGTTTGTTACAAACGATGAAATTCTTAATGACGCAGAAACAGGAACATGGGTCTATACCTTCAGATTGTTGGGTGTAGATTCACCTAGTAAGTTTGTTCCTAAACATTATTTACAACCTGGTCAAAGATTGATGCACTTAGGTTCTGAATTTGGAGAATTTGATACTGTTTATAATGACATCTCATGGGGAGGTAAAATGAATAAGTTTTACAACTATGTAGGTCAAACTAAAGCAGACATTCATTTTTCAGTTACAGATGAAGCAGCTTATTCAAGAATTAACTCAGATTCAGTTAGACATATTTCTGACTACCGTAAGGTAATTGAAATGTACATGTTTAAACCAGGTTCTGATGGGTTCTATGCTCAATTAAATGGTCAACATCCTTTGACAGTTTACAAGGGAGATAGAAAGCAAATGGAAAATGACATTGTAATGTCAAAATGGATTCCAGAAGTAGAATTGTTAGCAGCAGCTAGATTGAGATTAGATGTTGAAAATACAGCTATGTGGTCTGCTGGTGGTACAGTACAATTAGAAAATGGTGTTGTAGGTCACAGACCTATTGGATTATGGGCACAATTGAATAGAGGTAACAAACATAACTTCTCTATTGAGAACTTTACAATTGGTTTATTTAACTCTGTATTGAGTTCTTACTTAAGAGGTAGAAAGAGACCATTCCAAAATGATGTTATTGAAATTGAAACTGGTGATGGTGGTATTGCAATGATCCAAAGATTATTGTCTCAATTACCAAGTTCTAATGGTCAAATCTGGAATGCAGAAAAATTCATTACTGGTGATCCTGGAAACTTAAAGTACACTACTCCTAGATTTAGAGAATATACATTTGATTTTGGTACAGTAAGATTTAAGGTTAACCCTGCCCTTAATCCAGTTCAAGCTAGTGATGTTGAAAACCCTATGATTGGTTCTTATAGATTGAGTTCTTATATGTTTATTATACGTGACCTTACAGGTGCTGGTGATAACATTAAGGAGTTGGTAAGAAAAGATCTTTGGGAT